ATTGGTAGTGTTAAACTCCTACTCATGGACGCACCGACAGAACTCATTGATTTTCCAAAACCTTTTAATGTTTTGGACGCCGCCGCCATTTTTGCGTCAAATTCCGCCGTTTTTGCTCCCAATCGGACATTCATTGCTGCATCACTCATGTCGTTTTATTTTTTTTGTTTTTTTAATTGTTTTTGATATTCTAATAAAGTCCTTTCGTAACTATTTAATTCACTAACCGATTTTTTTTCCCATTCAAATGGTAATAACTTTTGTAAACTCATTTGTTTACTTCGTGGCAATTGAATGTTGATTAACATACAAGTTTGCCACCTTGTTCGCACCCATTCTCGCCGTTCTAAATTTTCGTTATGCATATAAAAACCATCAACCGCATTCCAAAACGCCGACGGCGTCAAATCGTATAATTGAGAATGAGAAAATTTAAGTTGTCCCAAACCAATTTCCTCAATTTTATCCCAAGTCCATTCAACGCGATCGGCATCTACTTTTTTACCTTTCCTTTCGCAACTTCTTTTTGCTTATTTTGTCCCATGTGTTCGGCAAAAATCGCCATGCACCTTTCAATTATTGTAATGTCCTGATCCAACGCATCTGCTAGATCCTCAATTTCAAAATCAAATTTTTCTTTTGTAATTCTTGCCCCGTCTTGCATCCCCGCATGGATTAAATTTAATGCAATATCAAATGTCATATTGTTCCCAATTTTTTCCATGTCGTTAATACTTACTCCCGTTGCTTTGCTAAAAATTCGCAACGCATTAAATCCAAATTTTACCGGCATTTTTTTGCCGTTTACATCTATATATTCAAACATTTCCTTTCGTTTTTTATAAGGATTTTGGATGTGAGCAAAACCACGAAAGGTAGAATTGCCCACACCCTAGTCCTAAGTTATTAAATTATTGTGTTGCCTCTGCTAATACTCCCGTCCCCTCAAAAGACATTGAATAAGTCATATTGTCTTCCATTGGTGCGGATTGTTCAAGTGAAGTAATATAACATTGTCCTGAATAATATTTATCTCCCGTAACTCCTGTTGCAATTTCAATATATAACGGCGTTCTTGTATTCATTAATGTCCAAAAATCATCATAATTTTTTACCGCCGCCCCTGAACTATCTAAAAAGGCATAAAGACCCTCACATGATACACTCCAACTTCTTTGTGCCTCTAATAGTTCACGCCATCCAGCTGAGCTTTTATTTGAAATATCTCTTGTTTCCATTGTGAACGAAAGTGATGCATTTGTTGACATTCCGATTGTCGTTGCGGTTGCATGATCTGCCCCCGTTTTTATTACGGTTAGTGTCCCGTTTACTACATTATTTGTTGCCATTCTTTTATTTTTTTATTTGTTCTTAATTATTTTCTTTTTTTGTTTCAATAACAGTTTCCTTTGCTTTGCTTTTTGTTTTTTTTGTTTTTATGTAACCCTCATTTTCAAAAATTTCAATTTGAAATTCATGTATCCAAATTGCACTCCCTATTGGATACACTTTTACATGTTCGCAATATTCTTTTATTAATTTATGTCTTTGCATTTTTTCTTTTTTTTAATTTAACTATATTGTGGCACAAATCGTGCATCGTAATATTGAGTAATCATAAACCAACCTTTCCCCGAAATTCCGTTGTCAAATGAAAATTCATTACTCTCGTTTGTGTATCTTATTGATTGCACTTCGCAACCGGCAATCGTCCCCGAATACCTATCCAATGCATTCCGCACCGCCATTCCTAATCTATCCATTTGAATAGCATTGTTTGAAAATATATCAATCTTAATTGTAGCCAAATCCAATGTTGATCGTCCCGACATTAAACCGGTTGTCCCTTTTGTATCGTATGGCTCAATTGAATTTTTGTAAAAAATAATTTTAGGCAAAGTGTTCACATCAACCCCCGCATTCATTATTTGGGTAGATCCAAAAATAACATCCGCTTGCTCATTAATTACAATTGCATTTGTATTTATTAAACTAAAAATTGATTTTTCTATTGCCATGTTTTATCTACCTTGTCCCCGATATGTATTTTTATCTTGTTTACTATGCCTCCCTTTCCGTTTTTTTCTTTTTGGCTTGTATGTATTCGCTTTTACTGATTTTGCCATTAAACAATCTCAAAATGATCCCCATTAACTTTATTCATTCGTTTCAACATCTTTAAAATATTTGTTGTCATTATTGATGCCGCCGGATTTTTTGTCGCCTGATAACTATCCATAATAAAAGTATTCGGTGCAACTTTATTATTCCCGCGAACTCCTAATTGAATAAAATAAAAAAACCAACCTCCTTTTTCGGGTGATTTCCATGATCCTCTTTTAAATCTCGGTCCGATATTTAATGCCGGATATCTTCTTGTTGCAGCGGTGCTAAAAATTCCAACCGATTTTTTTAATTGTCCTTTTTTTATTTTTGCGTAAAGTTTCCCCTTGCTATAAACATTAAATGTTGCACCATCTTGCAAAATTGGTGTTTTGCTTTGCATCGTTGCATTGACAACTTTTGCCGCCGGTCTTATTACATCCTTAATCAAAACCTTTTTATCACGCATTGATAATCCAATATTTCGTAAAGATTTTGAAACAATATCCGTTCCCTCCATTTGCATTGTTATCATGTTTGCGGACTTGTATTTGTTGTTAATTCAGTTGATAAACATTTCCATTTTTCACGACCTCCAAACATTGAAACTCCCGTTATAATATAATATTGAGTAGTATTTATATTCAAACCATTTACATCAACCGGATATGCAACCCTATGTGTATTTGCGTTTATATCTTTTGCACGATATGAACTTCCTCTTATTGTAAATTCAACATTTTGAACGGCGTCAATTTTATTTTCATCGTCAGTTGTCTTTGCACTTTTGTATTCAATTTTTGAATAACAAAAGATTTGTGCAGACCACTCTTTTACAATCCCGCCCATTGTATCTTTACTATTGACACTTTCATCAATTCTAATAAACCGATCTAATGAGCCAATGTCTAACATCCTAGTGTTTGTATTCTATACGGCTCCATTAAAAACTTTGCCGCCGTTGGTATTGTTCCAACTGTTCTCCCCACAATATCTATTTGTCTATTTTCATAAAATTGTCCAACAAAAATTAATGCCGCTTGTTTTAATGCAACGGGTATTTTATTCGCAGCGGATACGCCACATAAATATGTTACTCGTATCGCCCCATTCCTTTCGTATGTTGTTGGATAAGTTTTATCTTGTTTTAATTCTAATCGTGGCGGTGTTGATCCATTATCTAAAATGTAATTCCCTAAAGTATCCGTTGCTATAACATTCGCGGTATTATAATATTGAACTGATGTTAAAATAACCTGTCCCGAATTTGCCGGTGGCGATATTAATAAAATTTTTGTGTCTTCCCAAGTATCGCAAGTTTGTATAACACTCCTTTGCATCAAATTTATATTGCAATAATTTTCAATAACATTTTGTGCTGCAAAAATCAAACTTGTAATGTAAGCATCATCCCTACTATCTCCAACTCGCAAATGAATTTTCGCCTCCGCCAATGTGATTATTGTCGTTATATTTTCTGCTCCAAGTGTTGTAAATCTTGCCATTTTTTGTTTTTATTTTTTTTTTCGTTTTTACTCTAGTAAAACGATTATCTTTTTTAATTGATGTATATATATCTCAATTGTATCAAAATGCTTTAAATCGCTTAAAAACCGCCTTAAATTGCATTTCGGTGTTTCTTGTAAAACTCTAAAAAATGGGATATTTCGGGGGGATTTTCGCCCCCCCAAAACCCCAAAATTATTAAACTAAACTTGTATATTTTACAAACGCTTTGCCTTGAGTAACACCCCAATCAAAGTGATTATTCATTACTAATCTCACCTCATTTGTTAATGCTGCCGAGTATGGATCAACTAAAATGTTGCTTGGTCCGAATTGTGCGAAAAACACTTTTGAGAAATCACCAAACAATCCATCACCACTTGTTCCCGCAACATTTGCCGGTGCGAAACTAAAATGTGCAGGATATCCCGCCAAAATATCTCCAACCATCATTGGTGTAATTGAAGAAACTTGCGCCCCTCCTTTTAATGCTTTGTAAAGTGTCCAATCATTTACAAATGCCAAATTACCTTCCAATCCATGATCGTTCGCAAGTGTTTGTATTGCCGTTAACATGTCTAAACATGCACCCGCTCCACCCGCAGTTGTGCTTTCAGTAAAAGTTAATACTCCAGATGTTGCTGCAATTGCCACCGGTGCATTCGTAACCGATGCTGTTCCAAACATTGCCGCGTCAATTTGTTTTGCCATGTTTCTACCTAAATCTGCCAAAACTGCCGCTTCTGCACTTTGTCCATTTTGTGCTAGTATAACATTTGAAATGTCAGCGTATCCAGTTAATCTTTTTGGTGTCAATGTAACTTTTGTAAAGTTTTGACCACCATCAACAGCCGCCGCAACTTCAGTATTCCAACCAACTGT